TAATCTTCGAGTTTGCAAAACGGGTATTCGGAGCTTCAGGAAACTGGAGCCCGGTACCTATTCTTGAAGTAGTCGCTGCACGACTTGCTCTTCCAGCATGGATGGAGCTTTGTCGTAAACAGTCACTTACCCTTGCTCAAGGTTTAATAATCCTTGGATATGGGTATATTGCTGTTTCGCGATGTAATCAAGGTTTTGCGCAATTACCACGTCGTCTTCAGACTTGTCTATTAGCATGGACAGGTCCCGGCGGAGTCGCGTTCACATCTTTCAGTGATTTCTTTTCCCGTTCAAAATTGGATGTTATTAACCCAATAGCGGATGGAGAATTAGATTCGTTGTTGCAAGGAATTCGAGACTCCATGCTTCAACGTCTCGAAGATCTGAGACCAAAGATGAAAATGGTCTTAGATATAATCACTGTTGATAGAACACGAGCGCATTACGGAACTATTGCCCCTCAAGAGGGCTTTATTCCTACTTTTGAGATTCCTGGTCCTTTACGAGCCGATGAGGTTCGTTGGATCCGGACATTGATGGAGTACTGCTTTAGGGATCACTACCTAGATGTAGGTGAGCGTTACCGTAAGTTGATTGCTGACGTGGAACTAATCTCGATTAATTCCTCTAAAGAGCTGCTGGAGGAAGTACTTGTATCTATTCAAAATCTTGAAGAAGATATCGGTGCTATCCAAGTCCAGGCTAGAGAAGTCCGTATCGAACCCATTTCGCCAATAAAAGCGTTGTGGAAACTATATAGACCATCTAGCTGGGCCCGGCGATGGCGTACGCAGAATTCGCTCAGAACCTAGACAGGGATTTTCTCTGGATAGAGACCCTAAGTCAAGGTTATAACCGTAATCCGGAATAACCGCCTGAAAAGGAAAAATGAAATAGGCGACAAGTACTATCCAGTGATCTCTCATTGTCATCAAAACTTCTCTTAACTCAATCATATTCAGGCCTCTCGGGATTCAGTGAAATCGTAAGAAATCATGTAGAAATCGAGGGTAGTGAGTAGTTGGCTCAAGAGTTGTTAGATTAGAGGAGACCGTTACAGCAGGGGGTGACTCCTGGCTGGACCGCAGAGGCATCTATGGGCAACCGTTATTGGCGCTTTATAAGAAACCCTGGGAAACCAGGACGGTATTAGCGTTTAAGTCAATTTCCCGTCTGGCAACAGATGGATGGGTGTGTAGCTCCTGGCTAGACTCCTTGATAGACCCCCTTAGGGGTTAGTTTATTATTGAGGGCGACAGTCGCGATGGCTTTGGTGAGGGATTTGTTACCCAATCCTACGTATTCTCTTTGCAAAGTGTTGCCACTCCGCGAGGAGTACGGGAACACCAATATTATCAAAAGCGCATCTAAGCGACCC